ACCTTCTCAACTTTTGCATATTGGCTGAAATATTTCCATAAATTATACGTATGTGTTGGATAGCCGGAAAACTCCATGTCTTTTCCTGCGGAATCTTCCACCTTAAGGCTTATAAAATCTCCATCCTTAATTGAATCTGTTATTTCTTTTGCTGTTGCTTCAGTATCTGCTTTATACCACCAAGTCACATATAAATTAGGTGAACTCCACATTGAATAGCTTGCGTCATAATATTTAATGACTAATTTATCGTCAGAAATGCTTATTAGTCCTAAATTTTCATTGTATTTTTCCGTGAAATTTATGACCACACTTTTTGTTATCCATAATGGCTTAACATTATCTTTATTACAAAAAGAGGGGATTTCTGACGCCGCTCCCGATTTAAACGCTTTGACCTTTTCGTCCCCTGTTATTGGATTCTGTGATATTGGCATTACTGCATACGGATTTCCATCCTTATCTGACAAGTACAGTGCCGGTAATGTGTCACTTGCTGTTTTTTGCTTTATCTTGTATGTGAATGACATGTTTGTAACTTTTCCATCCTGCGTGTTATACATCTTCTTATCCGGCATAATCACAAGGTATGCTCCATAGCCATACATTTTCTTTTTGTCATTTGTTAATGTTATTCCACTTACTGCCTTTCCATCTTTATACAGTTTTGTTCCTTCAACAACATACAGGTTTCCATTTATTTCAATTGCACCATTAATCGCTGATAGTTCATCTCGCATTGAATAAACGTCTCTCTTCTTTCTATTAGCCAATGCCGGATAGTAATCAGATGTCATGTTCTTCATGTCCTTAAAATATCCTTCGGGAATGTACACGTTGTCATTTATTCCCTCAAAGGCATTTATCGTTGTCACACTTGATTTAATTGTTGCTAGTTCTGGTAATCTCATATTTTTCTCCTATACACTAAATGTTCCGTGCTGTATTGGCATGTGTGTTCTGTGATACTGATTCTCAAACTCTGAATAATCTTCATTGAACAATGCCATATGATTGCTATATCTGTCATATTCTTCGTTATATTTGTCTATCTGTGCCATAATGTAATGAATGTACATATCCGAATATGGCTTTCCTGCATATAATTCTTCCTTATTTTTGCTTATTGGGTCTTCGTGTGTGTTTATTATTTCCAATTCGATTTTTCTTTCAACATCCTGTATCCACCTTTCCTTGTCCTGACGATCATAAGAATTAGGATACAGAATGTCTGCTGATGTTATTACTTCGTCTCTTGTCATTTTTTCTCCTTAAAAAAAATCAGACGGATGTTTCCATCCGCCTGCCTTTATCGTGATATATATTTTTCAAATATGATTTATTCAGCGACTTCCTCTATGTAGTTATCCGCTTCGTCTTTTGCTCCTTCGCTACAGTAATATGCTTCAACCAAGAACTTCGGTACACTTACCTCAACTCCACGCTGAATCTGATAGTCACGTCCGTTTACTGATATGATGATGTCCTTATCAGCATTTTTTCCTCTGATAGTAGGGAATGTGAACTTGACTTTCTTTTCTGCGTCAGGATTTGCGGGTACTCCCTTTCCGGCAAGAAGTGCTTTTGCTTCTTTTTCTGCCTGTGCCTCACGTTCCTTTGCTGCTGCAATCTGTGCTTCCTGTTCTGCTACTTTCTTTTTCTGTGCTTCTAACTCTGCCTTAAGTTCGGCATTCTCGTCAGCAAGCTGTTTATTTGTTGGTTCTGCCATTTTTAAATCCTCCTAGTTTGCTTCTGCAATCGGGCTAAAGTCTTCTGAACAACATTCAACTCTTACAATTCTTGTTTCATCAAGAATCTTTGTTGCATAGTCAGTTACCTTCCAACCTACTGTTGCTCTCTGGTTCAATGGGTCTTCTGTTCCACCTGAGCCTAACTGCTTAACAATCATCTCCATGTTGCCACCTTCAAGCTGAACTACGCCATACGCGTCCTCTCCAAAGAACAGGCATCCATACACTGCTAG